TTCTTAAGCTTGTGTCCTTTTTAGGAGATTTTGGAGAATCTAACATTCCCGGCATTCCTGAAAAATAGATACAAGATATACCTGATACATTAGAAAGCATAGATGTCCAAATCCCTTCCTTTTTTAAATATATTTTAAATACATTAGATTGATCTACAATTCCTGTAAATACTATTTGATCATTTTTAAATACTTTTACCATCTCTTTTGTTGTAGCACAATGAGCAGGTAAAGTTGTCATTATAGTTCCTAAAATTAATTCAGGCTTTTTCTTTTGAGCATGGATAGATCCAGAAATAAAAAAAAGTAAGATACTAGAAATTAATATTTTTTTAAACATTACTCCTCCAATTCAGGCCATACGTAAAGAATACCTGATTTAACAGAACCATCATCGTTATGTACAACCCATAAATCAGCTATTTCATCTACACTAGAACAGGCATTAACAGCAGTTTCCATCTCTGTAGCTTTAGTACGAATTGCATCACGCCATGTCTGAATGTTTGTTGGAACAGCCGTTCCTTTATCAGCCTTACGAATAATAGCCCAATCACTTTCACTTAAACGTGTAAGTTGATTACTATCAATTTGTTTTTTTATGTCTGCTTTAAGAAAGGACATAGACTTAGCAGTAGATGTGACTTTTCCATTATCATCCATTTCCCAATCATATAACCTGCCATCTGGTGGAGTATCTTCCTTAATCTCTGTTACACCCCTCTCAGCTTTTTCATCAGCAGACCAGATATTCCAGTTTTTAGGATACTGAACCCCCTCATCGTCCCTCCATCCCTTACCCGGATATATACGGGTAGTTTTATATTTATAGATCATTCGTCTTCTCCTGTTTACAAACTCTTTGAATAATAATAACTTTATCTGAAGTTTCTACTATATACGTTACTTCATTCTCTTTAGCTTTCCTAGTAACTGGGGATTCCTTAATTATAGTTGCTGGAAACCATTCAAGAGTTTTTAGAAACTTATTACTTTCTTTAAATATTTTTGATAATTCTCCAATATAACCTATGCTGCCATTTTCAACACATGCGTATTGCATTTTAACTTCTCCTTAATTTCAGAAAATGGATGTTCCCAAGACCCATACTCCTTCTGTCTAAATAACGTAACACTATCATAATAGGGTGATTTATTACCCGGTAATGCCCACAGATAATAAGATAAAACAGGAACTACGATCCACGTTTCTATTCCCATTGCAGCAGAAAGATGAGCTATACTTGTACACGAACTTATTACTAATTCACACTCACTAATTGCTGTTCTAGTCATCTCCCAGTTTTGTAAAGGAGCTTGTTTCATCCATGTTGGTCTTAAATCTGCATCTTTATCTCTTTGCAAAGAAATACAATTATGTCCTTTTACAGCATCAAACATTAAGTCAGGAGGGAAAAATCTGTGCTGTTCGTGTTCAAACTGTGGATTACCACTCCATCTCACACCTATTCTTCCGGGTATAGGATCAGCAGTACGTTTAATATATGGAGTTCCCTTTAAGTCTTTATACTCATATTTAAAAGGAACAGTAGCCGACATCGAAGGAATCCAGTAATCATGATACACACTACAAGCAGCCTTACTTTCAACAACAATAAAATCTTTTGCAAAGATAGAACCAATCTCTGAAGAACAGGAAATTACCACACGATTTCCACGATCCTGTAAATCAAAAGCCCAACGGTAACTGTTAATCTGATCACCAAGACCTCCTTCTAAATTTAATAAGACAGTACCTTCTTCACCATTCCATATAGGTTTAGCACTTCCTATGTGACGATTACCGAAAACATTATTCATTCTTCCATAATCAAGAAGGTTATGACCTTCAAATAATTTCCCCTGACGAAGCAAATACCATCCACGATTAAAATTAGCCCTGTGATTGTCTGGCTGTTTCTTTTGCAATTGTTGGGCAATTTCCCAACCTTTTTTAAAATCTCCACGTAACCCCGCCTCTAGTTGTAAGTCTAATAAATTATCTCTTTTTGGCTCTGGTTTATCGTTCCAAAACTCACCACCTTCATACTGCTTCCAAAGATGATCACCGATAAGTTCTTGGGCATTATATTTCTCTGCCTGTACTTTTGATCGAACTTTGTGAAGATCTTTTATTCCCCAAATCCTATCTTCTTCATTAGAAGGAGGAACATTATTAAGATCGTGATCAAATTTCTTTACACCGATAAAATCAGAAATACGATCCATTTGATCTTGAGTGTTGCTAACTAAATCAGAATACTCAATTAACAAAAAGTTATCGGGATATTTTTCATAACTTATTCTTATGCTTGTATAAGTATCAAGTATAGTTTCTAACCATATTTTTAATGTAGTATCTACCTTACTTCCTTGAAGAGTATCGGGATTAAATATCTTCATTGCTGAAGCTATACATTCATTAACAGGACGTACTGTTGCTACAATCTTTATTGTATCCTGTACCTTTTTCATTAACTCAATAATACTCGGCCATCCTCTAGATTTATCAAAAATTATAGGTTTATCTATATTAGCATATCGTTGATGCTGTAGGAGTTTAATACACTCTTCTTGACTTAAACCATCAGTTGATCCTACTGGACTTGCTGAATTTGTTTTCCACAAATGATCAAATGCTTCTATCATATCAGACAGATTACTGGTATTACTTGCATAAGTATCAGGGCGTTGATTCAGTAAACACTTTAAAAGTGTCGAACCAGAACGAGGAAAGCCTGTTAAAAAATACATATGTTATCAAAGTCCTCTAATATTACTGGAATAAGCACTACCACCCCTATTATTCCCCCAATCCGTATCTGAACCAATCTGAACAGGTGAAGAACGGTTTGTTGTGTCTCCAATACCTAAATTTCCAGAATCATTACCCCCCCATACCCAGATAGAACCGTCTGTTTTAGTAGCACCATTCATGAATTCTCCCGGCAAACATCTATGCCAATCCGTATCAGAGCCAACCTGAACAGGTGAAGAACGGTCTGTTGTGTCTCCAAGACCTAATTGGCCATAACTATTTTCTCCACATAGCCAAAGAGTTCCGTCAGCCTTTATGAGAGTAGTAGTGAGATGTCCAGCACCAAAATGTTTATAATCCGTGATTGATCCTAGTTGTACAGGGGAACTTTTATTGTTTAAAGATCCAGAAGTTCCAAGACCTAATTGACCGTCTTTATTATACCCCCATCCCCAGATAGAACCATCAGTTCGTTCTGCAAATACATGATAAGACGTTGCACTCACCCATTTCCAGTCTGTATCTGAGCCAATTTGAACAGGTGAAGAACGAGAAGTTTCATCACCTTGACCTAGTTGTCCTGTTGCGTTATTACCCCATGTCCATAATGTACCATCCGATTTAATAAAAAATGCACTATTAGTGGCGATTGCCATAGTATTAAAGCCACCGTTTATATCGTCTTGCGTTACACTTCCCTTCCAATCAGTTAAGGAACCGATTTGAGTCATGGAAGAATAAACATTCTCCGAATCACCCTGTGCGCCTTGTCCCTTATCATTTCTTCCACAAAAATATAATGTTCCGTCAGTCTTTAAACCATAACTAGTATCATTCCCTTGCTGTATTTGGAACCAATCCGTATCAGAACCAATTTGTGTGGGAGAGGATTTGTTTTCTACAGATCCCTGCCCCAATCCACCATAACGACCTCTACCCCATGCCCAAATAGTACCATCTGTTCTCGTAGCACCCCCAATACCATTAGAACCATGTGTAGAAATACTTACCCAATCTTCATCAGAACCAACCTGAACAGGGGAAGACTTATTAGTTGTAGTTCCATCTGCTAACCGGCCATTAAAACCCATGCCCCATGTCCAAAGTTGACCACCAGTCGTTCCTCCTGTTGTTGAAGCAGCACCCATTAATAAATTATTTTGAAAAACCATTATCCATATTCCTGTGATAAAATTGCTTGTATATTTTCACCTGTATTGTCACTTGAAATAGAAGCAACAATATAATCAAGTCTATCTACGGCTCCATTAGAAGTAGAAAAGGTTGGATCTGTAGCTGCTGGAAACTTCCAAGCAGCATTCCAAGCTAGAGTCCCACTTCCTCCTGACTGTACAAAGAAGACACTACCTACTTGACCTACTCTAGCATTAGTAGGTCTAGCCATTGTATGTGCTGCTGTAACCGTAGTCAGAAAGTTTTGTGCTGTACCAAAATTAAGAGAAACAGAAGTTATACCATTAATAGCCGTTGTATGTACGGCTGCTGCTGCTGACTCAGTTAGTTGTAACTGACCTTCAAGAGAAGTATTACCACTTACTCTAATTGTACCTAAAAATCCTGAATTACCTGTTATAGTAGTAGTACCACCTACTGCAAAGTTACCTGTTAGAGTTGTATTACCTACAATCGTAACTGTACCACCAACATAAAGATTAGTTCCTATAGAAACATCTCCACTTACAGAAACATCACCATCAAAGTTTGCATTCCCTGTTGCTTGGAAAGTACCTCCTACTGAAACATTAGTAGCTACATCAAGATCACCAGATACAGAAACATCACTTTCAAATATAGCAATACCAACTACTGTAACTGTTGAACCTAACTGAGTAGCTCCTGTAGCTGTTAGAGTACCTCCTATAGATGCATTTGTAGCCACATCTATATCTCCACTAACTGATACATCACCTTCAAATACAGCCTTACCTACAACTGTTACTGTAGATCCTAATTGAGCAGCCCCTGTGGCAGTAAAAGTACCACCTATGGAAGCATTAGTAGCTACATCTAAATCTCCCGAAATAGACACATCAGTTTCAAATATACCAATTCCTGCTACCGTTACTGTTCCTCCTACAAATAAATTTCCACCAATTGTAGCATTATTAACAGATATATTTCCTGTTATATCAATAGGAACATTTGTAATATTAGAACCATCTCCAAAGAAAGCAGAAGCACATACTTTACTACTTACATGTACATCTCCCTTAACAGTTACATTTCCTCCTATAGAAACATTACCACCTACATCCAGAGTACCACCTACAGAAGCATTTGTACTAACTCTTACAGCACCTCCTACACCTAGATCTCCTGTCATAGTTGTATTACCTACAATCGTTACAGTACCACCCACAAAGAGATTAGTACCTATAGATACATCACCAGATACAGATACATCTCCATCGAAGTTTGCATTACCAGTTATCTGTGCAGTTCCTCCTACAGAGACATTCCCTGCCATATCCACATTACCACTAACTGATACACTGTCTTCAAAAATAGCTGCACCAGCTACAGTAACAGTAGATCCTAGATTAGTAGCTCCTCCTACACTTAAATTACCTCCAATACTAGCATGACTTGCTATTGTAACTGTACTTAGAAAGTTAGCTGCACTTCCTACACTAAGAGTAGATGCTAGAGAAGTTGCTCCTGCTACAGTTAAAGTACCATTTACATTTACAAAACTACTTACAGAAGCTCCACTTTGAAATGTAGCTGCTCCTACAACATTAAATGGTCCAGATACTGATACACTTCCACCTGCATGTATAAATCCCGATACTGAAATATTTGTAGCTATCCCTAGTTCTGCTTCAACATTTGTTAGTTCAGAGCCATCTCCATAAAACTTATTAGCTGTTACATTTCCGACTACATTAAGATTTCCACTTACAGATACATCATCTCTAAACTTGGCAATACCTCCAATACAAGCAGAAGTAGCTACATCAAGTCTTCCACTTACTGATACATCATTCTTAAATTCTGACTTAGCTGTAAATGTACTAGCTCCTGTTACTGCCAATGTTCCACCTACTGAAGCATTAGTAGCTACATCAAGATCTCCACTAACCGAAACATCTCCCTCAAATACTCCCTTACCTACTACCGTTACGGTAGAACCTAATTGAGTAGCACCAGTAGCTGTTAATGTTCCTCCTATACTTGTATTACCTGCCACATCAAATGTACCACTTACAGTTACATTAGATTCAAATACTGCATTTCCTATTACAGATAAGGTTCCACCTATTATAGCATGACTGACTGATATATCTCCACCAACAGAAGCTGTAATACCAGTAAGATTAGAACCATCTCCAAAAAAAGAACTTGCACAAACTTTATCTCTTACAAGTAAACTTCCACTTACACTAGCATGTCCATGTACTCTAAAAGTACCTGAAACTTGTACTGCCGATGTCCCAATATTTAAAGCACTAGCTGTTCCATCCCCTGATTGTACGTTTGTTATTGAAGTTTTTACTCCAGTATTTGTTGTACTGGCATTAATCTGTAGTAACTGCTTATAGGTATCTGATATTAATTTTCCTGTTAAGTCTGTCATATTGCATCCCAACTTTTGTTAGCATCATCATACTTTGTTGTATGTCTTGTTTCTGCCAGAGTTGTAGGATTTACTGTTATCCATGTAGCAGTCTCATCCCATGTAATTCCTCTACCACCTGTATCAGGTCTAGGATTTCTAATAGCAGGGTTATCTTTTACTCTTGGTACTTTATTTTGAGGGTTATTTTTTAAATCAAATTGACCTTCAAAATCCTGTGGACATACCACTAATCCATAACTATTTAATCTCATTACTCTATGTGGATATACAAAACCACAGATATCACATTGAGCTAGAGCATTCCTTTGTGTAGCCATTAATTATAAAAAGTTAGACGAGGCAATAGATAGATACTGGCTCTTTCTCTATCTTCTTCCATAGCTCTTCCTAACTTTTCCTCATAGTTTGTTTTCAACATAGCAATTTTTGTGTCGGCTACCAGAGGTCTTTTCATAGACATATAGTAAGCTAATCCACAAGTTAATGCTGGTAAAAATCTTTTTGGTACATCTGCATTTTGATCAGCAGATTTATTTGTATCTTCAACTTCTTTAACTATTTCTATTTTTAAAATATCTGTAGAATTATCTGGTATCGGCCATACAGACATTACTGGATTATCTCTTTTCCTTCTAACACTATACTGATTAGGTTTACCTGTTTGTGTCTTGGCAGGAATAATCAAGTACTCTTCAGGAGTAATACGAGTTAGTTTAACATCTGTATTATCTCTACTGATAACAACTTCAAGAGCATTAATCGTACTGCTTGCCAGATCGTATGCAGTAGTCGAAGCAACTACTGTTACAGCCGTAGTACTGGTAGTCCAGAGAAGTATACCCCTATTCTGCCAATCTCTTAACATAAGATTGATAGAACGTCTGGCTGAAGCTGGCTCATGACCAAGAGTATCTTCACCCCCAATCATTTCCATAGCTTCTTGGATTACTTCATCTATATCCAGATTAAAATTATATGTGCCTGATACTGCCATTATGTTCCTATCTTTTTAATTCTTATATCAGCCCCTTTTATATAAGAAGAAAACATATTCGGTAAAATAAAAGGAAATACTCCATGTATAATTAATCCAATCATGACCAGTGTTCCTC